TTTGGTTGTAAATATTATGCAAGATAGTTCTTTTTTTGGTATATACAATAGGGTAAGAAAAAAAAGTTAAAAATTTTGTATTTTTGTGTAAACGATAGAAACTATGGCAGGAGGCAGACCAATGATATGGAATGATCCAAAGGATTTAGAAATTTTAGTGGATCAATACTTTAAATCGACTGAAAGATGGACTCTTTCTGGGCTTGCTGTTTACATTGGAATAGACAGGAAAACGCTTTACAACTATGAGGAAAGGGATGAGTTTTTCCACATAATAAAAAAGGCAAGGGATAAAGTGGAATCTATTTATGAGGAAAGGGCTATTTATGAGAACAATCCAACGGGTGTAATTTTCGCTTTGAAAAATATGGGATGGAAAGATAGAACCGATATTACCACAAATGATAAGGAAATGGTAAGCCCTCCTATAATTTGGGAAAATGAATGAAATCAAATTACTTAGCCAATACAAGCCCTTATTTGTCAACCCACCCAAGACTAGGTATTTTGTTCTAACAGGCGGTAGAGGGTCTGCAAAGTCCTTTCATGTGGCAATATTCCTGCTCAATCTTACCTATGAGCCTAACCATGTGATTCTATTCACTAGATGGACTTTGACAAGTGCTAATATTTCCATCATACCGGAATTCATTGAGAAGATTGAAATGCTTAATAGGGTATCTGATTTTGAGATTACCCAAAATGAGATTATCAATATCAAGACAGGATCAAAGATTTTGTTTAGGGGGATCAAAACAAGTCAAGGAACTGCAACTGCAAATCTAAAGTCAATTTCAGGAGTTACTACCTTTGTGGTGGAAGAGGCTGAGGAGCTAATAGATGAAGATGTATTTGATAGGATTGATCTATCGGTAAGGGCTAAGAATATCCCAAACCGAGTGCTTTTAATTATGAATCCGGCATTTAAATCTCATTGGGTTTATAAAAGATGGGTTCATAATCCTAAGCCTGAATGCACTTATATCCACACGACCTACCAGGACAACATCAAGAACCTTTCAGAATCATTTGTAGAACAGGCTGAACGGGTAAAGATTGAAAATGTACACCGATATGAGCATTTATTTTTAGGTAAATGGTTAGATGATGCTGAGGGATTACTTTGGAATAGACAGATAATTGAACGATCAAGAGTAACGAATAAGCCGATATTGAATAGAATAGTGGTAGCCATTGACCCTGCTATAACTGCAAATCTCGAATCAGATGAAACAGGAATAGTAATCTGCGGAAAGGATGCAAACGGGAACGGATATGTATTGGAAGATTTATCCGGTAAGTTTAGCCCTAATGAGTGGGGCATAGTTGCAGTAAAAGCCTTTGAACGTTGGGGAGCTGATTGCATAGTGGCTGAAAAGAACCAAGGAGGGGACATGGTAGAAAGCGTTTTAAGGGCTTCAGGTGCAAAGTATCGTGTCAAGCTAGTAACGGCAACCAAAGGCAAATATGTAAGGGCTGAACCTATTTATAGCCTTTATGAGCAATCTAAAATATATCACTTTGGATTATTTCCTATCTTGGAATCCCAAATGATTTCCTTTGACCCTGAGAAAGGCAAAAGCCCTGATAGGGTAGATGCTATGGTTTGGGGATTTACTGAATTAATGTTAGGTTCTAACTTTGAATTTTCAATATGAAAAAATTACTTAAAAATGAATTGGCTAAGGTCATATTTCAAATCCTGTTTGCAGTAGTCTTTTTATGGCTTCTCTTTGCTTTTATATTTCTAAGCATTAATCCTATGGATTGGCAGATTTATGGGCGTGGATGCTATTTAATTTGCCTTTTAGGGTTCTTGTATTGGATTGACCAATAAAAAAGCCCCTCGGAATATCCAAGGGGCTTAATCAACAAAATAAACCCAAAATTATCTACTTATGATGCGTTAAATTACTACTCTTATTTAGATTATCAGCTGCCAATACTAAAAAATATGATTTTTTTTTATTAAAAACGTATATTTGTCTAAAACGTACTTGCAATGATTCAAAGGCTAAAAAACATATTCAATGGCGGTCAATCTTTTTTAAACACTCCTTTAAGGGATGAAAACCTACTAAATCGCATAATTTACGGCTTATCGAACAATAATGTTATCGTTTGGTATGATGGAAATCAAGAAACTTTCATCAATGAAGGCTATCGGGGGAATGCAATGGTCTATACCATTATCCGCAAGATTGCCGATAAATCAAAGGGGTGTGAGTTGCAAGTATTTAAAGAATCTAAAAATGCTAAATCATACAAGGAAAAGAAAAGATCAACCGATGACCTGGTAAGATGTCAGGCAAAGATTTACAAAAAGGAATTGGATTTGGTAGCCGATTCTGATCCTGTTGTAAAGCTAATGAAGAACCCTAATCCATATCAAACATGGAAGGAATTTCTAGACTGTATGTCTGTTTGGTACAATACGACAGGGGAGGTCTTTATCTATGGCTTTGCTCCTGATATGGGTATCAATGCAGGAAAGTTCCAAGAGCTTTGGGTAATGCCTTCCAATTACGTTGAAATCATTCAAGGGAATATGTTTCAGCCTGTGATGGGCTACAAATTAGCCATTGGGGATCAAACTATCCATATCCCACAGGAAGAAGTATTGCATATCAAAACTCCAAATCTTATTTGGGATGTCCAAGGAAGTCAGTTAAGGGGGCAAAGTCCTTTATTGGCAGGATTGAAATTCATGCAGAAGAATAATGAATCTGTAACGGCAGGACTCAAGGCAATGCAGAATGAAGGAGCAAAGGGTATCATTTCCCCTAATCTTCAGAATCCTGACCTATGGCCTAACCCAGAGCAAAGAGCAAAGATAGATCAAAGGGTAGATGAAAGAATCAATGGATCAGAAAACAGAAATAGAGTCATCACAAGTTCTATTCCTTTGAAATTCGATTCAATAGGGCTTAGTCCGGTAGCTTTGGATATTGTAAACTCAATGAAATATGACGATGAAAAACTATGTGGTCTTTGGGGCTTATCTCCTGCTTTATTTGTCCCTAACGCAACCGATCAGAACTTTAAACACGCTCAGAAAGGGCTTGTCACGGATGTTGTTGTCCCGCAATTACAGCAATTTGAGGAAAAGCTAACTGAGTGGATTCAAACTAGATTTGGAAACGAATATATCATTGATTTTGATACTACCACTTATGCAGAACTTCAGCCTGATCTGAAACTGTTATTTGATACCTATGGCAAGTCTTTTGCTTTTACAGGCAACGAATTGCGAGTGATGGCAGGATGGGAAGAGAACAAAGAAAAGCCTGAATTAGAGGCTCATTGGATAGGGTCTAATATGGTTCCTGCTTCCGATCAGTTATTAGGTGGCATTAATCCTGACTTCCAAGATTTTCAGCCGTAATGCGAAGAATAAACCTTTTAAGAGTCCGAGTACAGAATTTAAGGCTTATGGCTCAATATGAGCGTGTAGGGATTAAGCTATTTACAAGGGCATTAAAGGAACAAGCGAAAATAGATTTCGACCCACAGCCAATGATTAGGGCTTATATTGAATACTACCAATTTGTATTTGTTGATTCAGCTAAACGGGAATACAATCAGATCAGAGTTCAAAACCCATTACAGGAAAAAGCATTTGTACCGGACGGATTCTTTCTTAACACTTGGAAGGAATGGATAAAGCAATGGGTTTTAGGTGATATGCAAAAGATAATTGCAGGAGTCAATAAAAACACCTATGACCAAATCCAAGCGATTTTGGTTAGCGGTCTTGAGCAAGGGTTGCAGACTTTCGAGATTGCAGACCAATTACAAGACCTTTTGCCAAGCAAAGCAAGAGCCTTAGCCATTGCCAAAACCGAAGGAACAAGGGCTAATAACATGGGTAAGGAAAGAAGTGCGGATGATTGGGAAACTCAGACAGGGGTATCTTTATGGAAAAAGTGGATTCATGGATCAGCTAAAGAACCAAGGGAAGAGCATCTATTTTGGGATAGTCAGCCTCCAATTCCAAAGGGTAGTTTATTCCCTTTAGGCGGTGGGATGACTAAACCAGGTGACCCACAAGGAGGTGCATCACAGACTATTAATTGCAGATGTACGATTGTATTCATGCAGGAAAGCTATGTGAGAAGATACTATCCTGATGCTTTGGGTGGTGTTGCTCCAACAAGTCCTGTAATTCCTAATATTCCGATTTCGGGAATTGCTGAAAATTTACAAAATAGAAATTTTGTTCAAGCAACTTCAATGAAAGAAGCTGATGAAAGGCTTAATAGGTTCGGAGATTTCAAAATGAATGATATTTCTTTAGAAAAAAAGAATGACATTCTTGAAAGTGCGGAGAAAATTTTAGGTCTTATGCCTAACAAAAGAATGATTGAAGGATTTCAGTATCAAAAATCTAATGTTAGAACAACAGCTCATGCTGTATGGAAGATTAGTGATAATGAGATTGTTTCTATGAATTACAAAAAAACATTTATGAAAGACCCTGAAAAATATGAAAAAATAAA